AGACGAACTGGCTGATGTGCAAGGGCTACGAGATGGGGTATAAGTTAATCAATACTTACTTCAAGAATATAGACGAGATATGGGGCTCTGAGGTCGCATTGTATTACCCGGAGAAATATGCAGGGACCACGGATTTAGTAGGCGTGTATCGTGGCAAGCCTGCCATTGTGGACTTCAAGCAAAGCGTTAAGCCTAAGAAGCGCGAGTGGATTGACGATTACTTTCACCAGTTGGCAGCGTATGCGTTAGCGCATGATGTTGTTCACGGCACCAACATTGAATACGGTGTGGTGTTGATGGCAGTACAAGACGGCACGACCATGGAGTATTCCACGGCCGGCCAGGAGTTTGTACGATATAAAGAAGAGTGGTTAAGGCGCGTCGAAAAGTACTACGCCATGGACGAGATTGTGTCCATTGGGAAAAGTGACTGAAGCATTTTACGACTAGCAGTAGGCTCCCCTTCTGGTCCTTGAGGCGTGGCCATTGATACAGGGCCCGGTGCTGGTGCGGCCGGGGCAGGCTGAATCGTTCTACCTGTGCCACGAGTACTAGGAGCAGGAGGCATTCTACGTAGCATCTTCTGCGCTGTACCTGGATATTGAGGACCTTCCTCTTGTGGAGGGGGTTCGTTATCCGGTTCTGCAGCGGTAAGGCCCGCAGCGTATAAATAGCCGTGTATTTGTTGACCAAGCATATACTTCTGCGTAGGGGTTTGAGCCCTTTGCAGTAACAACGCCATTAGTTTAGGGTCTTTGGTAGCGCTCTCAATAATGCTGCGTACCATTACGGTAGGCATCTTATCAAACTGTTTGCGTACGAATTTAGAACCAGCAGAAGAGGCGACTAAGCTGTTACCGCCCGGTGTTAACGCTGTACCCAGTTTTGCACCGGTAACACGTAAGGCCAATTCTGTTACGGCATCTGCGCCCGTTACAACCTCATCAGATAACTGATTATTTTTAATGGCTGTCTCAACACGTTCCATAGGCTTAATAAGTCTACGTAAGTTTTTTGCCTCGGTAATGCTCATGGCATTTTGACTACGTAAAATATTAAAGATAGAAGGTTGACCAGAAGCAATAGGATCAAAGAATGCTTTGTCAAAGGCGGCCGGACTGAACGCGCCTCCTTTTGCATTGGCCTTGGTAAACGCATAGTCGTAAAGGCTTGACTTAAGTCCTTCTACTGCATCAGGACCACCTGCACGGGCTAGGCGAACTAAAGCCTTAAAGTTCTTAACTGGATAACGGCTGTTCAAGGCATCTGCAATAACTGCACTAGGGTTTTCTCTGCCTAATACTGCAGAAAAAGCGGTTTGATTACGGATAGAAGTATTAAGGAAAGTGTACTCTTTCTGCGCTGTTTTTAATGCATTTTCTGCTTTTACAGCGTCAGACAAGTCATCAGTAATACCTAGTCTATCAAGCATTACTTTGTTTTCGGCTACGAATTTAGCTAGAGTAGTAGGATTAACTCGGCCTGTGTTTGGGTCAATGGCTTTAGCCGCAGCTAGTCTAAGAACACGTGATTGCGCGTCCCTGATAGACACAACGCCTTGTTGTGATGCTTGGGCATAGGGCAATAGTTCTTGCGCCTGTGGACTACGTGCACCAAACTGGGCTACAGCATCATCATACTTTGTCTTCATCATGCCGATAGCCGACTCAATGTCCGCCATGCGTAAAGAGGCTACATCTGAACCACTACCAAAGGCTTTTGATACAAGGATCTCTGGAGGTAGTTTTTCTGCACCTTTTTTAGTAACAGCACTTACATCCCCTGCGTAGGTGCGGGTGAAATAGTCATTTAAACTACGAGAAAATTGACGCGCTTCATCGTAAGCAGGACTTTTTAAAGAAGACAAGTCATCTAGGACAGATTCAGCTAGTTTACCGTAAAAGCCTGCATTGGCAGTCTTACCTTCGGCAGAGGCCTCTCTTGCCATACGCAATAAATTACTGCGAAGAGTTATTAACTCAGGAGCAGTAGTAGGCGTAAAGATAGAAGTAGGCTTACCATTCTTGCGAGTAGGAGGAATTAATAAGTACTCTGGAGGAACCACCCCTGTCTCAAGGTATTCTGGAGTTCGTTTACCCGCGGCATAGCGTTTAATAGCGTCTTCTGTAACTCCCATCTTAGCCATGACATTACGTACAACAGCAGGAACTGCATCTTTGTAGAAGTCAGGACCCAAAGAGTCCGCTATATCAAGCGCTGTTTGACCAGTAACGACAGGCGTAACTTCTTTTAGCTGTACTACTTTTTGCCCTTTAACAGTGCGTGTTTTAAACGCTTCTTTTTCTGCTCGTCTCCATAAGACATCTTCATGTTCACGTACGTCCCCTAAGCCGCGTTCTACCTCTCTTCTTACAATAGACCCTATCTCAGCACGTGACTGGGCATTATCGGTAGTTATCTTGCCTATTTTTTCAGCGGCTGTTTGGTCGGCTAGTTCAAGACGTTTATTGATGATGTCATCAAAATGCGTTTTTCTTAGTTCCGCAGCTGCAACAAGGGCTTTTGGAGAACCAATTTCTTGTAAGTTTTTAACTAAAGCCTCATAGGCTGCAATAGAATCTAACCCTTGTTGCATGGTCTCGACGCCGTATTTGGCATTACTTCTAGCAAGGGTTGTTTCTAGTATAGATAAAGCTTTAGACCCTGTTTTTTGAGCAGCAGTTGGCGTACCTGCAATCGGCAAGTTTGCCTGTAATCTTTTTATTAGAGTTGGAACATCTTCCCCAGATTCCTCAAGGATAGCCAGTATTCTATTTGCTGCACGACCTTCTCTAGCTGATTCTGAAAAGCTACTGGCTATGTTTTGTATGCCTTTTTTAATGGCACCATAAGAGCTTACCCAAAAACGACCTGGAGCAACAATGCCTCCGGCTATTTCAGCACCAATCCTAGGCACAGGTTCACCAGGATAGTAATATTCTGAACTGCCGCCAGCCACACCGGCACCCGCTGCACCTAGCGTTTCTGCAGCAATAAATGATTTTGGATATTTACGTGCGGTATCGCCGACAGTCAAGAATCGACTAACCCTAGCCGCATTTGCAGCAGGAAGACCGAAGGCAACAGGTGCAAAGGCAATGCTTGAACCGAACGTTTTACCGCCTTCCCTGTACGGGGCCAGGTCTTCCCTTGCTACTTCCGGGAACATTCTATCCGCGTCTTTAGAAGCTAAATAGCCTGCAGTAAGACCCGTTGCCCCACCGACAATAGCGCCTGCAATAGGTGCCGCTGGAAAAATAGGGGTAAGAGGTGCTGCCATGGCAGCACCTACACGTGCACCCATATATCCACCTCCAAAGATGGAACCTGTTTCGGCAGCGCCTTGAGCTGAACCTATGCCTACTTCTTTAAGCTTATCTTCAGGGGGAGAGTTTAAATACCCTATTAATGTGGTATTTGGCGGAAGTTCCCCATCATCCTCAGGATACAGTGCATCTGGACCAGATTGTACGTCTGAAATAGACCCTATATACCTCGTGTTAGGAGGTAAATCTAATCCCTCAGGGATAGGTTTTTCGTCAGGGGTAACATCTATGGATCTAAGCGTCCTAGTTGTTTCTGGGGTATCCGCCATTAAATCAATCCTTAATTTATTTCAAATATAGCGTTATCTCGCCAAATTGCTTTTGTGCCTGGAGGAACCAGAGATAACCTAGGGTCGTCTTTTGTGTAAAAACGAAGAGGTGTGCCTAGTTTACCACGTACATTGTGAATGTCCACCGCCTTAGCTCTGGCATTTTGACGCACATCTGCAGGCAACTCAACGTTGTAAGAAGACGTTTGAGCATCTTTTTGCAAGTCTTGTAAATAGTCATCAAATGCAAATAGTCGTTTTAAGTACGCATCTTGTTGGTCTACAAAAGAAGGCAATAACTCCAAGGTAGATTGGATGTACTTGCGCTCACCTTCCGCATAACGTGGATTTTCAGCCACACCTTTAGATATATTTAAAGCCGTTGTCTTAAGTCCAGTACGTAATTTGTATGAACGCTCTGCTCCTGTTGATTTACCTACCAATTGGCCAATAATAGGAAGTTCATATCCTATTGCAGCCAAGGATGGAACAGCGCCAGTACCTGCAGACATGTTATATAAGGTAGGTGCCTTTTCATCATAGTAATTATAGGCCGTAGGATCTAGTTTTAAAGGATCTGTCTGAACCACTACTTGACGTTTAGTGGCACCTGGAGCAGGCGCGGCCACTACACCAGTAGGGTCCGTTATAGTACCTTGGGCCTGGCTTCCTGGAACAGCCTGTGCAGGATTTGGAGCACCTGAAGTGCCTTTACGTGGATCAAAACCTCGTGCCTTCATTGCACGTTGTGCAAAAGGAGGCACTATACCAGGAATTGTTACCGTGTAATCATTGCCTGTAACAGGGTCTTTCCTTGTTTCTGTACGGTCTGCAGAAAGACTAGTTAGAGCAGACTCAACTACATTACTTTCATCCTCAGTCGTTTTACCTGCAGCCCAATTAGCCAGTAAATTTGGTTTATTAATTACGGACCAATCCCAGTCACCTTTGCCAAATATATTACCTGAGCCTTGGCTCTTGACTATATCTGCATAGGTCTTGCGCTGTGTTTCAACCAATTTAGCATTATTAGTACGAGTGTCTTCGATTTCTTTTTCCGTAGCAGTAATAGCCATGCCACGAACTGCACGTTTTTGTTTTTCAGCGTCCGCGACAATGCCACTGATTGCAGTAGGTAATGTACGCATTGAACCGGCTAAACGAGACAGGTTAGAACCGCCCTTCATCTGGTTTCCTTGATCGTCAACGTTTGCAGCGTAATTAAAAGCACGACTACCTAATTCTGCGAGCATTTGAGCTTGAGATAGATTTTTATCTACGCCAAGAAGCTTTTCATACAAAGGCGTTCTTTTGTCTACGCCTGCCTGTAAATCAGGTAAGGCAGCAGGTTGGGCGCTTAAATAAGTAAGCATCTCATTTCTTGCTTTATTTATGTCCGTTGGAGCAAAAGTACCGGGTGCATATGAGGATGTGTCTTCAATAGGGGTTACGCCATCCTCGTCGGTCCCAATCCTAAAATGCTGTACGTATCCACCACGAGCCATGGCCGCTGGTGCTTCTGGAGCTGCTCCTTGGTCCGTGGGCAACGCACCGATGCCACCCATACCCGCTTCAGCAGGCATGGCTTCTGGTGTCATGCCTGGCATACCTTGTGGCATAGCAGCAGGAATACCGCCTTGTGGAGGCATAGGCGCTGCTTGTTGTTGAGCCAACACAGGTTGTAATAAGGCAAGAACGTCTTCTGGGGTGTCTGCTGCAGCGTTGTAACCGACTAAGTCAGCAAGCTCCTCGACCCGCGCGTCGATAGAGCGCATGTCACCACGAAGGTTATTCATCAGGATTTCAGGTGAATTAGGACGACGGTCAGCTACTTTCGCTGCCTCGTTATCGTCCATCTCGTATTCGTCTTCGCTGTCGTCCTCTTCCATGGCGTCCATAAAGCCTTGCATGATGCCGACGTTTTCTACGTCAGTTTCATCTACGCCTTTTTTAAACATGGGTCGATCTGTTATCTTAGATTTCATGGTATTTCCTTAAAATATACCGGCTTTAGATGCTGCAGCCGCTGTTGTAGCAAGACCTAATCCCGTACCTGCTACTGTTTGGAAAGTAGAAGGCTGAGGAGCACTAGAAGAAGTCATTGTCATCTGCGTAGAGGGAGCACCTTTATAAACATCTGAGACAAAACCCAACTGCTGATAAGGTGCCATTTCTTCCTGAAGGGCCGTGTTACGTGCTGCATCAATTTGATTTTGAGCATTTGTCTGCTCAATAGAGCCAATGCCGGTTAACAGGTTAACATCATTAATATTAGCGCGTTGTACTGATTCACCTAAAGCGCCTTGAGCCGTACCCATATTTGCAATATTTCCGCCAATATTGCTCATTGTGTTAGCCTTACTTAAATCAATATTGGCTTCTTGTGTACCTAACGCACCTATGCCTTGTCCTAAATTACCCAATGTCGCTGCTTCAGAAGCAGATAAGCTACCCATATTAGAAGTGCCTGACTGGCCTAATTGCGTATTTGAAATAGCTTGATTACCTAAGGTGCTTCCGATATTAGCAGTCGTATTAGCAGCATTACCGTATATGTTAGAGGCTGCAGTGCCGATGTTACTTTGTGTAGCACCCGCATTTGTCAAGCCTTGGCCCATGTTTCCATATATGTTGGCTTCATTTACACCCAGTGCACCTGCCGCTTGTCCTGCATTCACTAGGTTTTGACCTGATTGACCGTATATATTGGCAGCGGCAGTACCTAGAGCACCTTGCTGACTGCCAAGTGTGCCTTCAAGACCTGCTTGATTGGCAAGAATATTAGCTGCGTTAGTGCCTAAAGCACCTGTAGCAGTACCTGCGCTTGTCAGATTTTGACCTGCTGCACTATATATATTAGCAGCATTTGTACCTAGGCCACCTAATGCCGTTCCGGCATTAATAGTGCCTTGACCCGCCGCAAGTTCACGTTGACGAGCTTGTTCAAAAGCCGTCATACCTGCTGTTTGAGCTTGGTTGTAATTAGCAGCCATGTCTTGGAATACACGTTGTGACATCAAGTCTTGAAGGTTACGCTCTTGTTCAGCACGTTGAACACCTTCACGTGTACCGCCAAATGCGCCGGAACGAACGGCTTGAGCTGCTGTTCCTTGAGCCGCGATAGTTGCTTGACGACGCATTTCTTGTAATGCCTTATCCGTTACTTGTTGTTGATACGGATTCATGAAAGCCTGTGCAGATTCTGGTGTATATGCCGCGGTAGCTCTACCTAGACCTGCAATACCCTGCTCAACCGCACTCAAGCCTCTTTCTTGTGCAGTGATGCCCGTTCCAACCATTTGACCGGACAAATTGGCACCCTGTGCTACGTAGTTCTGTCCAGTTTGTTGCGCCCCAAGTCCTGCATCAGATATACGGCCTGCAGTCTCAACTCCACGACCTATAGTGGCTTGACCTTGATTGATGGCAGGCATAGAAGCCGTTACCATCTGGTCTGCACGTTGTGCACCTTGACCCACTAGGGCTTGACCTACGCCTTGTGCGGCTGCACCACCTGCCATCTGGTTATAGGCATTTACCCCCTGACCAACCGTACCCAAGGCAGCACCTTGGGTTGGAATACCAGCATTGATAGCGTTTTGTGCCATGCCTGCTGCAGTTCCCAATACACCTTGGGACTCCCCTAAATTAGCTTGTAAGTAATTACCGGCTAAATCCGCAGCTTCACCAATGCCACCTGCTGCAGTAACACCTTGGTTCATAATGCCTTGGGCATTAGCAAAAGTAGGAGCAACATTCACGTTACTTGCAACATCGGCGCCTTGCTGGGCTATATTCTGGCCTTGGGTAATACCAGCAGAGGCAGCGTCTAAATATGGTTGATAAGCACCTATGCCTTGTTTAGCAAGGTCAATACCTTGTAAGGTAGATCCAGATAAACCCGCCGCTTCATACGCTGGTAGATTAAGGGGCTCGTTATATAATCCTTGGGCCTCTTGTAATAGGCCAAGCTTATATGCCTCAATTTCCGGGGCTTCCCGGACTATCTGGGTGGAGGTATCAATGTTGGTATTGGTAGCCATGTCTTATCCTCTTTTTTCCAACTGTTTCATTAAGGCGTACATACGTTTAGCGCCTTTTCTGCGTGATCCTTGGCCCATGGCACGTACTGCCTTGGCCGTAAATACAAATTCACCATCTGATAACATCGCTGGAACAGAATCAGAAGTACCGGTGCCTGGACCACTAATAGGACCGTTTTTACGAGGAAAATCCTCAAGGGAAGCAATACCACCACGGGCAAAGGCCACTGGAGTAGGCACTGTTTTATATGCTGAATACATCTGATCGTATGGATTAGCGCCATATGTTGTATTTGTACCACCAAAATTTAAGCTGTATTTAGCTGGGTCTTTAGCCAGTAAATCTGCCCCTGTGGTTTTAAATAAATCGGCATTAGCTGGTTCACCTGCTGGAATAGGTTTAAATGCGCCCCCTAAATAAGCTGCGCCCATGCCAACCGCTGCTATTGGACCATAAGTAGATAGAATGCCTGGCATTGCAGCTGAATATGCTTTTTCATACACGCTGCTAATAACTGCATTTGGAGTACCTGCCGGAAGAGCATTAACTGCATCCATGCCTGCTTTTTGAGCTGCCGCAGTACCTTCCGCTTGAATCGCAGAAGGAGAAATATTTTTATACGCCGCAGAAGCCGCATCACCAAATCTACCTTCTTTTACCAAGTCCATTACGCCAGGAGGAGGAGGTGGCTGATAAGCAGGATTTGGAGCAAAACTGCCTTCTGTAATAGGGGCAGGTGCCGCACCTACTTGAGGAGCCGTAGGCATTGGTGCTTGAGGAGCTGCGGGCATTGGTGCTTGAACCGTGGGCGATGCTACAGGAGTCGTTGGCATTGGAGGCGTAGGAGCAGCGTTATACACATCCTCTACTGGAAGGCCTTGTATTCCTTGTGACACATCGTATGTAGTTACGTCAGGGATAGGCGCAGCAGGAGGCGTTGACAATGTGCTTAAATCTGGAGAAGCAGGAGCATTAACCGGACTAATGTTGCCTTCTACAATAGGAGCAGGAGTAGCTGGAGGAGGGCTCAAGTAGTTCATCGCACCTGACACGGCACCTGCTGTTACACCAGCCATAATACCACCCTTGATGGCTTGTCCTAGCTTTTGGCCAGAAGCAAGATTGACAAGGGTACTGCCGGCAAAGGTATTTACACCAGTTGCCAAGGCGCCAGTTCCAAGACCCATGCCGCCTGCTAAGTTAAATCCTGCTGGACCCATAAAGTACACAGCGGCCATGGTAAGAACAATCCTACCAATAGTACTATTTGCAATGCCTTTAACTATCTTGCCAATGCCCTTTGCAACGCCTTTAATGGCCTTACCAATTTTCTTAAATAGGCCGTACTCACGAAGGCCTGTATTAGGATTGATTGTACCGCTACCACCGCGTTTACGTAAAAGAGCAGCTTCTTCAGGGGTAATGTGGGCAAGCATTGTATCGCCGCCACGGCCCATTTTAGCTAGTTCTTGTGAAATTGTTTTAGCGTTAATGATGCCGCCATCAGCAAACGCAGGAACTGCAGGCTCTGGAGCCCTGTGTAGTTCTAATTGGTCAAGTGCAAGATTAAGGGCAGCGAAAAAGGCAGGATCAAACTGTTCTGGCAATAAATCTTCAGGCACGCCTTCTGCAAGAAGTTCTTGTCTATCTTTAGCGTAGTTGCCAGGATTGTTTAGAAGACCATCTACCATCAACTGTAAGGCATCAATAGCCTCAGGAGGCATATCTAATGCTGCTAGTTCGCGGATAAATTTATCTGCTAATGCAGGATCTACTTCTGCAATGCCGCCTAAGATGTCTTTATTGAATTCACGAGGGCTATTCTTAGCGTAGCTTTCAATAACCGGACTAAACTTAGACGGATCAATTTGACCGCCTGCCTGTTGCGGTTGGCCTTCTGCCAAGCCCATAATACCCTGCATTTCTTCTGCCATGTTTAACCTTTCCCAAATACATAAATGGCCTCACAGGGCCGCACCTCAGTAAAGGAGGCGAAGATGTTGTAATTATGAGCTATTTTACTAGTTCCTGTCTACAAGTAAAGCAGAAACAGTTACGCTTAAATTAGCTGCTGATGACGTAATTTTTAAAATATCAGTCGCCTCTAATATTAAAGGCCCTGCAACTTTTCCTGCTAATAAATCTATGTACGTATTTGTTGACACAGCCATTGCAGGAGCAATTGTGGTTGTACCAGTTCCTAAAGGAGAAAAAGCAGCTGTTACATTAATAGAGCTGCCTGTTGTATTAGCTACAATAATAGACCGTACAATAGCCGTGGTAGCAGCCGGAACTGTTAATAGGTCGGCCGTGGTAGCCCCTGAAAACACTGTTTGATAACGTTTATATAAGTTTGCCATTATTTGCCATAAAACCAGGCTAATGCCTCGGCTTTATCCTCAGATACAATAGGAGTGTAATTACTGTTTAACTGCAAAACAATTTGTTCTATAGACCTTACTAATTGGTCAAACTGCTGTGGACTATACTGCGCAGAGGGCGAGTTAGGTAAACGAACGTTATTAATCTTACTCATCGTAGGCCATCCGGTTGAATGTCCACACGCAAGGTACCGAAGCGCCAGGTACTGCCTAGGGAATCACTTTCCATGCTTACAGAAATCTGTCTGCCGCGAGCACGAGTATCTACCTTATCTGTAGTAGGATCAATAACGTAAGGGTCAAGCGAGCTTGGACTAGCAGTCGTAGAAGGGAATGCTCTCATTAATAACCGTATAGTTAAATTCCCTACGAAATTCCTAAAGTCAGGGATAAAGCGTTTCATAAATACCATTTGGTCCCCGTCTCCAATGTCAAAATAACCTGAGCGTAAGTAGGCTGTAATAGGCTGATCTACAGCATCCGCACCTGTTTCCTGGAAATACACCAGTGAACGACCTGCTGTTAAGCCATTAATCGTCTCTCCTGCAGGAGTTGCAGTGCTATCTACTAGATATTCCGTAGCAATTGGCTGATCGTAAGTACCAGTGTCTGTCCATGCCGTCCGAGCCATAGTACCTATTGACCATACGCCTTCGATGTAATCATAAGTAACATAACGGTCAATATAGTCAGAAGTAAAGGAGCAGTAAAACCAGGTTACTTCATTGTATTCTGAATTCACCCCTATAGATACTTTAGGCCCTTGGACTTTATTTAAGTCTTTAAATACGTAGTCCTGAACAGTGCACGGTATCTTCTTAACGGTACCGTCAAATATGTAAAAAGCACCCATACCCATCCACATTGCCACGCCATTAACGTCGGCTGCTGCGTGGGCCCCGATCAATCCACAATTAGTCCCAAGTTGGGAGAACCCAAAGGTATATGGAGGACCTACATACTGCATCCCGTGCAACGCAGTATCCGTAAAAATAAGAATTTGTCCACGAGAACGAATAGCCGACACAATATGGCTACCATCCGTTAGCCGTTGTCCACCGGCCGTGTTGGTTGCGGTAGGCTCAAAATCAGCAATGTTTTCTTGGTCTGAAAATCGAACAAACATCGGGTCTTGTGACGTAGTTGTACCGATTGTCTCTTCTGTGCCAAAGCATACTAGGTGTCTGTCAGGTGTAGAGACTAGTGCATACGTACTCTTTGTCGGAGCGCCTACAATTTGAGCCGCAGGGTATGCAGCACCTAGACTAGTGTCCCATAAGTAAGTGCCGCCATCCACCAACTGGCATATTACATCCTCGCCATAATTATCTAGTTGCCATATCCGTGATTCAAGGGATGCGCCTAGTGCTACAGCAGGATCACGAGGCGTGCCCCATGTGGAAAGACCCCATGTACCTGTTCCCCATCCATAGTCAAAATAACTAATGTCAGAACCTACGTTTATTTGGTAATCAATGTCTGCCGTTCCAACAGGGCCTGCGGTGCTGGTTGCATTAACGGAGGCCTGTATGGTGTATTGTGTAGAACTGACAATAGACTGTACTTCGTACTCTCCCTCTAGCGTAGCATTTGGAATGCCCCCTGGATTTCCTGTAACGTTAGATATAATGACAAAGTCGCCTATTTGCATATCTAGGGTAGAATCATTTACCGTGACTACATTACTGCTTATTGTGGTATTAAAGGTAGCAACCGTAGTAGACTCTCTAATAGGCGTAATATCATGCCATATATTGTTAATTCCTACGTACAGTTTCCTGGTAGTACCTGCCATAATATAGGGGACTCCATCTAAAGAGTTCCAGGTGAAAACCTCACTTACCATTCCTACTAGATAGGCCGCAGTGCCATTAAAATACTGCCATCCCCCTATTTTTTCAGGAAGTCCATCCTGAAAGCGAACATAATCGCCGTCCACCCAGCCGCCTTCCGCACCGTATTCGGTGTTTTGTTTGTCAATGCCGGGCTTTAATACCAGTTTTAATAGGGCCATATTATTCTCTCAAAAACAGTGCAGCTTCGTCTTTGCGGCGTATATCTAGTCCTTTCAAGACCTTACCACCGGCTTTATTATACTTGAGAAGACTCGTAATAGCACCTGCTTTATCCCCCCGCAAAAGCGCCTGACGGAGGGTTGACCGCTGAAGTACGCCAAGACCAAGGTTAAAGCTAAAACTGACCAGAGCATCAAATTCATTCTGTGAAAGTCGTACAGGTAAATAACGGGCAACCCCTCGTTCAAATCGTACGACATCCTTAGCCAGTATTGAGTCAACTTCTTCTTCGCTCCATCTACGGTTATCTTGTGGTTTTAGTGAGTACGCTTTACGAGCAGCCATACCTTCTGGAGTAGACGGTATCTTAGCTTGCTCCGGGTACATCACA